CTACACAATTAAAGAATTTATTAGTATCTAAGAAAAAGCTGTCTGTATTTACGTCGTATACTAATACTATGTTAGGTATAGGTTCTCCACGTTGTTTTAAGTGTCGATGTACTGTTTTATTATTCCTGTTATAGTATCAGAATGAATTACTTTGATCTTCGTCTAGTGTCTCAGTAAAGTCTTTAATAGATAGATTTTGTCTGTGAGAAATATCTCAAACAACGCTTTCAGTTACTCATTGCATATAATTTAGTGACTTCATTTGGTTTTCTTTAGTCCAAAAGAATACTAAATCATCAGCTTTTACAACCATTCTAGGATTAGCAGGCTGATTACTTCAAGCAATAGGTATAGAGTAGTCAGCTACTATTCATCATTCAGCGTCTGACTGTGCTAAGATTTCGATAGAATTCTCAGTAAATACGAATAATTGTTCCCTGATACCAGCAAGTCACATAATCTTACTAGGGAACATTAGCTGTTGACTTCCATCTCCATCAAAATCTAATACGTCACTAGGAGATGTATATTTATAACTTCTTGATCCATAAAGTACGTTAGAATAACTACCTCATCAAGCTAAGTAGAGCTGTTGTTTATACATTTCTCAGAATCTGAATTTAGCGTTATCTGTTACTGTTAAACTTCAACCAGTAGCTGAAGACGTATCTAAGTAATATCATTTATTAGTATTTTCACTAAGAAAAATCAGGTATTTCCAACACCTTACAATATAAGAGTTAGCGTCAAACGTAGCACTAGAATATCTAGTCATTGTTAGGCTAGTATTGAAATCTACTTTATAGAGCTTGCTATTTGCTAGAGCGTATAAATAACTACCATCAGAAATCATATTATCGATATAATAATCAGTAATAGGATCTTGTCAGGTTTCTGTTCCTTTTTCTACAACTCTTATATAACCGTTTCTCTTAGTAGTAGTTCAAGATTTAATTCTGATATTTTTAGCGTAAGGTGTATATTGTTCAGGCATTAAATGTACTCCTTTGTCCATAACGATTCCCTGTGAGAAAGGAGCTTTAATTGCTTGAACTCTTATTCATTCTATCATTAGTTGCTTCTTATTGGAGGTAAATCGTCAATATCTCACATATAACCATTAGTCATAGGTCTTACTCTTATCTTTTTTCTGAATTGTTTATTAGGAGTAGCATAAAAGCTATACATATCTTCTAATTCAGCGTATCATATTTGTAATAATGATTTACCTTTTTCTCATTCTGAAGTATCGATTAGTAGTTCTCCAGCAACAAGATTAGGTATAATTTTCTTACCATAATCATCTGGTAATCCACATTCGTCATCATCTGATTCCATCTCATCTAGTTTCTTTGTATATGATATAGTCACAGGGTTCTCTATGTTATAGAATATAGCATATTTTCTACCATTACTAGGCTTTAATGTATAACAGCTTAAATCTGATTTAAACTCTCTGAAATCCATAAACTTTAGTCTTACTCCTAATTGAGTATCATATAGATCAGCAGGTTTTAATACTTTACTAGGCATTTGATAAGCTAGTCTTACAGTAGCTCAAGCTCAATGAAATCAGTTTATTCAACCTAATTTAATTAGCTTTCAGTCAGTATCTATTGCTCAATAAGATATAATATTTCATTCAATTTCAATAAATCCAGTACTTGCTAAATCATCTATGTTATCTAATGTTATTGAAGTAGTACTCTCTGTTATATCTTCCATAAGTTGTTTAGCTCTAGGTACTTTAATAGTCTTTTCTTCATACAAAAAGTCTAAAATTCAGCCTCTGATTTTAGTATCTGTTAGAATATTCTTTACTTCACATCTACATATTTTACCTACTACTTCATTTACCTTAGGGACAACCTCTCCCTCTTTATCAAATACCGTAGAAGTCTGATCTTCTCATAAAAGATAATAAATCTTATCAACGATTTCTTTTTTAGTATTCATATTTCAGCTACAATAATTGATAAAAAGAGAAAGGTAAAATTATTTACCTTTCTTGGTAGTCTTTTTAACTGGTTTTACGTCTTCAATAGATTCTTCAATTTCTTCAGTAGGTTCTTCGCTGGGAGTTTCTACTGATTTCTTAGCTTCTTCTTTAATTTTACCAGTAACAATATCTCTATTTTTAAGATATTCTTCTCTAAACTTTCTTACAAGTGCGTCTCTTTCTTCTTTGGTTTTAGCTCCGTCTAATGCTTTCCATTGTTCGTCACTCCAAGCCTCTCAGTAATAAAGACATTTTCACTCTACATAAAGTTTATTCCAGTCAGGTCATATTAACATAGTAATAATTCCTTAGTATATAAAAGAAAAGAGGAGGAGTCTAGGTATTCCTCCTCTTATTTTAATTATTCTACTTCTTGAGTAGGTACAGGATTAGAACTTGTGTTAACAACTTCAACAGGCATTCCTACCTTAGCGATAGTATTTTCTCCAGTTGAACCAGCAATATAATTGAAGTTCAAGAATCCTCTTGAGTACCAGAATGAGAATCTATGTACTTCGTTAGCGTCGAAGATAACTTCTCCAACAGCTTTTAATTCAGGTTTCTTAGCCCATTTAACTTTAAGTTGATTCTTGATCTTCTTAGAGTCAAATACGAACCAGTAAGCTGATGTATCAGTACCGTCTCCTCTTGTTGCTAATCTAGGAGATTCAATGATCTTATATCTTCCTCTATTTACGTTGATAGCATTGTCATTTCCTCCAGGTAATTTTTCAGAATTAACTAATACTTCAGCAGTTCCTCTTAATTGAGGAGGTACTAATAGAGTATCATATTTAATAGATTTATATTGTCCGTGAGCGTTCTTTCTTGTAGCTCCCATTACGTAAGCTGAATCAAGAGCTTGTGAACATAAGTTAGGATTAGAAGTAGCTCCAACTTTAATGATGTTGTTATCAGTTGAGTTGAAAAGAGCTCTACCTGCTTGTCCTACAGCTCCTGTAGTTCTTCCAAATACATCAGTATAAGCTGAAGATGAGAATCCGTGTAAAAGAATGTCAGCTAGTGACTGTTCTATCATTTCCATTCATTCGTCAACGATAGATCTAATTCTTTCTTGCATTGAACCGATTTCGTTATACTTCTTCATTTCTTCTGTAATAAGAACTTTTGCACCATACTTGTATTTTTGCATAGTGTAAGAAGCAGAGTCTCCTGGTTCAGCGTCTGGGTATTCGCTATTTTCAGGAATATAAGCAACTCCTGTAAGTCCGTCTTCTACGATAATTGTATCGTTTCTGTGACTATTAGTTTCTTCATCGAAGATCCTAAGGAGTTTTAAATCATCAAGCTTGTCTTGCATACTTTCTTGAAAAATCTCGTCTATCATTTTCAAGTGGGAAGTCTGATCCCAATAATCTCTAGTTTGAATAGCCATTTTCTTTTTCTAAAAACAAATAAATATTAGTAAATTTTAACAATAGCCTTTTTACCTGGTAATACTGCAATAATCTTAAGATTACCTCCAGTTGTACCATTGTCAGCTGTTGCTTTATCTTTATACTTAACAGAAGTTCCAACTTGACTTTGAGCTGTGTCGTCGTCACAGTCTACGATAAATTCCATAGTTGGATCAACTAAAAGTCCTTTGATTTCTTCGTGAGCTCCTGAAGCTGTTGTTACTGATTCTTCAGCGATTACAACAGGTACATCAGAAGTATTAGAAGCTGTAGCAGGTGTTAAATAACCTGAACTAAATACTAAAGCGTCTCCTTTAGCGATAGTAGTAGATGAAGCAGTTAAGAAAGTTCTGCTTTTCCCACTAGATTGTATTCTTTCTATAAAAGCCATTTTCTTCTAAATAAATAATTTAAAAATCTTTTTTCTTTCCGTACTGAGCGAAGATAGAATCTGAGGCTTGTTTTTCTTTGTACTTAGCATAGATTCCTTTTGGTTCACTTCATTTTCAGTCTGATTTAGAACCTCCAGTAATACCAGCTCAAGCCAGCCTTGAACCAGCTTTATCAAGTTCAGCTTGGAATTCGTCAGTATCTCTGACTAGCTTTAAAGCTCTTTTTGCTTGTTTAAGTACTTCTTCTGATTTCCAGTCTTTTCATTCCATAAGTCCATCAAATTCAGATTTCCATACTTTCTCAAGTTTACCATCGATACCGTACTCTTTTTTGAAGCTCTCAAGTGATTTCTGAGCAAACTTTCTGTCTGCTATTTCTTCAGCTTTAGCTTCAACATCTTCTATATCAATTCAGTCATTGGATTCTCCGTACTTTTCTTTGATAGCCTCGTAGAATTCCTTAGCATTCCGTCAGAAGTGTTTAGCCACATCTTCAGCCTGTCTTTTGTCTGAGCGATATAGTTTGAAGAATTTAGTGTTATCAGTAGCAACTTCACTGATCCAATGGAGCTTTTGTGCTTCCTTTGTACTAGCTTTTTGTTGTTCTTTTAACGCTGAATTCTCTTTAACCAATTCGTCATACTCCTCTTGAGTATAAGTTCTTGGTTCTTTGTTTTGAGCCTCCTGTTCTTGGTTTAGCTCTTGATTTTCATTTTCCATTCTCTTAATGAGTT